ACAGCGGCCGCGCCAACCGTACCTAGCATTGACATTTCTAGCTTGGTATCGGCAGTAACACTTACTCAAACTTTCGACGAGCTTGAGGTAACCAGCATGGGCGATCTTTCACATCGTTACGTGGCCGGATTGCAATCTGCTACATTTTCAATGGACTTTTTCAATGACTGGGATGCATCTCAAGTTATGCAGACATTAAATGCGGCTGCTGGTACAACACTAGCCATATCGATGATTACCGTAAAAGGTACTGTGGTATCAGCTGCTAACCCTTCATACCAATTTAGCATTTTAGTAAATAACCTAACACCTGTTGGTAACGGTGGCGTGGGCGATGAAGCGGCATCTAGCCTTTCATTTACCGTCAATTCTGTTGTAACCGTATCTCCAACAGTCGCGTTCTAACCTAACTACGAAAGGGCAAACAAATGGCAAAACTCAAAATAACAAGGGCAACAGGCGAGGTTAGTGAACACCAGATCACGCCTGGTATTGAATATGCCTTTGAATTGTATAAAGGCAAAGGATTTCACAAGGCCTTTGCAGAGGATTCCAAACAATCCGACGTGTTCTGGTTGGCTTGGGAGTGCCTAAAACGCGCAACCGTGACAGTTCCATTATTCGGCGCAGAGTTCGTAGAGATGCTTGCCAAGGTTGAGGTACTAGACGATGACCCGGAACTATAGGGCGAGATTCATTTACTTACTTAGTCGCAAGGCTTAGTTTAGAAACTGGGTTATCGCCTAACGATTTATTAGCACTAGATAGCAGGATGTTCAAGGCTTTATTACAAGCGATAAAAGATAGGAATAAGGAGATCAGAAATGCCAGTAACAGTAAAAGGCGGCATTGAACTCCGTAAAGCCCTAAAGAAATTTACGCCTGATTTAGCTAAAGAAACACAAAAAGAAATGGCTACTTTATTAAAACCTGTAGTGTCTAAGGCTCGAGGCTTTATCCCATCTCAAGCACCGTTATCGGGGTGGGGTAAAGCCAAGGGTAATACTAGATGGGTATGGGACGGTCGAGCTGCTAAAGGCGGCATAGGCTACAAAACCACACCTAGCAAAGTAAACCGTTCAGGTTTTAGATCATTATCTAGAATTGTAAATGCATCGATGTCTGGTGCAATCTATGAAACCGCTGGCCGTGTTCACCCTAACGGTCGCGAACAAGGTACATCATTTATTGTTCAACGCCCAGGCTATAACCAAGGTGCAAACATAGTAACTGCTGGCCCGGGTCAAGGCCGTAGCCGTAACCCATATGCTGGTTCAATATTCGTACAGGCTATAAACCAATACGGCGAGATCGTAGATGCTAATAATCAAACAGGTGCAGGCCGTAGATCACGCAAAATGAAAGGCCGTGCAATCTTTCGCGCATGGAAAGATGACGGCGGCAAGACTAACGCAGCTGTTATTAAAGCCATTGAGGAAGCCCGAGATAAATTTAACAAGGCTGTGGGGTATAACTAATGGCCATTGATCCATCAGTAAAGATAGATATAGCCGCTGAATTCACAGGCAAAAAGGCGTTTGATAAGGCAGATACATCTACACAGAAATTAACAAAAAGTGTAAAGACTTTAGCTAAAGGTTTTCTAGGCGTATTCGCTATTCAGAAATTAGTGTCTTACAGCAAGGCTAGTGTTAAGGCGTTTGCTGAGGATGATGCCGCTGCTAAAAGTCTAGGCATGACATTAAAAAACCTTGGCCTTGCCTATAGTTCAAACGTAGGTACGGTCAATGGCTTTATAAATCGACTTGAAGCCCAGACTGGCGTACTCGATGACGAGCTGCGCCCGGCCATGGACAGGCTACTTAGGGCTACAGGTGACGTAGCCAAATCTCAAGAATTGTTAAACCTATCGTTAGATATTGCAGCTGGTACTGGTAAAAGCGTTACCCAGGTATCACAAAGCCTACAGAAGGCTTACCTAGGGCAGACCGCCGCCATTGGCCGTTTAGGCGTAGGTATATCTAAAGCCGAGTTAGCCACAGGTAATTTTGAGGATATCCAGAAAAAACTCAATTTATTATTTGCTGGACAAGCTACTACTGCTGCTAATACTTATCAAGGATCGTTAGATAAATTAACCGTAGCTAGTAATAATGCTAAAGAAACTATCGGCAAAGGTTTAGTAGATGCATTAAATATTTTAAGCGGTGCAAGCACAATAGATCCAACCGTGTCAGCGATCGACAAGATTGCTAATTCTATGGCCGATGCTACTAAAGACACTGCTAAATTTATAAAAGTAGTGCAAACATTATTTAGCGATCTAAGTTTTTTCTCAAATAAATCAACCGTAGCTGAAGCTTTACGCATTAAAATGGTTACAGGCTTTACAACGCCAATGACTATTAGCAGCCAAGATACTCAAAGAGCAGACAAACTAGCTGCGGATGCTGCTAAAAAAGCCGCTGCAGCTAAAATTGCAGCAGAAAAAGCGGCCGCTAATGCAAAGATTAGAGCCGATAAACTAGCAGCTGCTAATAAAGCAAAACTGGATAAAGCTGCTGCCGTATTCGATCTGCAAAAGATTCAAATAGCGGCTGCCTTAAAAGGCAAGATAAGCGAGGAGGAAAAGACTCGCCTATTGCTTATGCAGGCTATTGCAGATGAGGATGCTGATAAGGCCGAAATTTTACAAAAGAAGTTAGAGGAGATTCAAAAGCAAAATGCCAAGATTGCTGCTGATCTCTTAGCAATCGGTCAGGCTAAAGATCCATTTTCTACATGGGCTGGCAGTTTATCTTTAGCGTTAGAAGCACTTCGTAAACTAGGTGTAGGCATGACCACTTTAATTCCGGGTGTTGATTTTAATCCCGCGCAAAGTAAAGATCGCAATTATGATCAAGCTGCTGCCGCAGCCGCCGCCGCTGCTGCCGCTGCCAAAGCCGCTGCAGATAAAGCTGCCGCCGATGCTGCCGCTATACTTGGCGGTGCTGCAGAGAAAGCCGCTGCAGATAAAGCTGCCGCCGATGCTGCCGCAGCTAAACTTGCAAAAGATTCCGCCGCAGCCGCTGCCGCCGAAGCTGCGGCTATTCTTGCTGGGGCTGGTATTACTTCAAATCCTGATCAAAATAAAGATCGTAATTACGATGAGAAACGTGCTGCCGAAGCCGCTGCTGCCGCCGCTGCCGCTGCCTTAGCTGCAGCAACTACTAATACTTCCTCTGGTGCTGGTGTAAATTTCAACCCCGGGCAAAACAGAGATCGTAACTTTGATGCTGGCTACAGTAATGCCCCTACTATTATCGTAAATAATAATGGCTCAGTAATTATGCAGGATGAGTTCGTAGATGCTGTAAATAATGCACTTTTAGCAGCTGAACGCACTGGCTACAATCGCACCCCTGCTGGTTCCTTAGTGGACTCTGGCTGATGACAGTTCCAACGATTAACGCGGTTATTAACTTTTCTACTGGCACTAGTTTCGCCCAGGCATTTATTATCGGCGAAGGCATATTTGGTACTAACGTTTTGGCAGACTCAGCTGCCGTTATTGTTGATGTCAGTAATGTAGTAGATAGCGTAAGCATTAAGCGCGGCCGTAACCCACAGGTAGATGAATTTCAAACAGGTACGCTAACCCTGCGCATCGTAGATGAGTCAGGCGCGTTCAATCCTCAAAACCCGAGCAGCCCCTATTTTGGCCTACTTGATCCAATGCGTAAGGTATCTATTTCGGCTACATCGTTAGGCGTTACCTATCCAATGTTTTCAGGCTTTATTACAAGCTATACAACTACTGAGCCGCGTAACGCTACAGATGTCGCCTATACAACTATTCAAGCCGTAGATGCTCAGCGATTAGCGCAAAATGCTCAAATCAGTACCGTTACAGGTGCAACTGCTGGCGATCTAAGCGGTACAAGAATTAACCAAATCTTAGACATGATCTCATGGCCAGAATCCATGCGTGACGTAGATTCTGGCCTAACGCAACTGCAGAACGATCCGGGTAATCCTCGTACTTCACTAGCTGCATTACAAACCGTTACAAATAGTGAGTACGGCGCGTTCTACGTTGATGCATCGGGATCGTTTGTATTTCAAGATCGCAGCGTTACTACTGCCAGCATTGGCGGTACGCCTACCGTGTTTAACGATAACGGCACAGATATTGCCTATGCCAATGCAGTCTGGCGTTTAGATGACACCCTTATATTTAATCAGGCCAATATTACTAGAACAGGTGGCACTGTTCAAAACGCTACTAACGCAGCTAGTGTTGAAAAGTATTTTGCCCATACTTATAATCAGCAGAATCTTTTAATGCAAACGGACGCCGTTGCACTCGATTACGCACGGGCTTATGTTGCCAGCCGCGCCGAAACTACCGTTCGATGTGATGCGATCGAGTTAGACCTATACACCGACAATTATGCCAATGGCATATTAGCCGCGCTTGATCTTGATTTCTTTGACCCGGTAACTATCACTACTAACCAGCCAGGTAGTTCAACCCTTACAAAGACCTTACAAGTTTTCGGCGTGGCACACAGCGTTACTCCGAATAAGTGGCGCACTACCTTTACTACACTTGAACCTATTATTGACGGGTTTATTATTGGTAATGCTAACTATGGCGTTCTAGGTGTAAACGTACTTTCATACTAAGGAGAAATAAAATGGCAACAGGATTCCCAGCAGTAACGGGTGATGTACTCACTAGCGGCATGTTTAACGGCCTAGTGGCATTTACCCTTAATGCTCAGACTGGCACTACCTATACTGCGGTTTCGACCGATCAGTACCAGGTGCTAGTAACGATGAATAACGCAGCTAGCAATACGTTTTCAATACCTACCGATGCTACCTATGCGTTTCCTAACGGAACGGCAATTACTATTTTGCAAATCGGTGCAGGCGTTACAACTATTAATGCTGTAACACCCGGTACAACTACTATTACTAGCGCAGGTGCAACAAGTGCATCGCCAGTATTGGCACGTTATAAGGCTGCAGTAGCTTTGAAAACTGGCACAAATGCTTGGACTATTATCGGTTCGGTGGCTTAATGATTGGCGCAATCGTTGCAGGTATTACAGGTCAAACAGTAACGCCTAGTGCTACAGGCGGCACAGTTGTTACTAGCGGTGGGTTTAAGTACCACACCTTTACAAGTGGTGGTTTTCTCACAGTCACAGGAACATTACTAAATGCAGAAGTTTTAGTAATTGCTGGTGGTGCTGGCGGTGGCAGTAATAAAGGCGGCGGCGGCGGTGCTGGCGGTGTTTCTTATCACGCTGGCAGATCATTAACTGGTACTTTGACAGTTACCGTTGGTGGTGGCGGCGCAACTGGTAGTGCTGGTGGTAATTCTGTTTTTGATAATATAACAAGTAATGGCGGTGGTGCTGGCGGTAATGATACAACTCGTAATGGCATAACTGGCGGCTCTGGCGGCGGTGCATCGCGAGATGGAACTATTGGTTCTGCTAATCAAGGCTCTACTGGCGGAGCAACTGGTTATGGATTTGCTGGCGGTTTAGGATTTAACGGAGATCCGTACGGTGGTGGCGGTGGTGGCGGTTCAGGTGCAGTTGGTCAAAATATGCCAACTACAGCAGGTGGGGCAGGTGGTGCAGGTAAAAATACTTGGTCAACTTGGGCAACAGCAACAACAACTGGCGTATCTGGTTTTTATGCAGGTGGTGGCGGTGGCGGTTTATATAAATCTACTGGAACACAAAGCGGCGGCGTAGGCGGTTCTGGTGGTGGTGGTAATGGTGGAAACAATGTAAACGGTACTCAAACTATTGCACCTACAACTGGAACTGTGAACACGGGTTCAGGCGGTGGCGGTGCTGGTGATCAACCTGGAACTGGCGCAGCAGGTGGTAGCGGAATAGTTATTGTGAGGTATGCAGTATGAGTCATTGGGCAGAAATAGATAATGCAGGGTTAGTGCTACGCGTACTTGTAGGCGATAACAATGAGCCAGATGAAGGCCAAGCGTTTGTAGAATCACTTGGCGGTACATGGGTTAAAACTAGTTATAACGGCAAAATGCGCAAAAACTATGCTGGCATTGGTTATACCTATGATGCAGATCGCGATGCTTTTATACCTGCTAAGTGCCACGATATAGCGCAGCTAGATGAAAACACTTGCAGATGGAATTGTGACGATGACAGCCATAAGTTATAACGGCTGGCCAGCATCAAAGGATGTTGAGTCGATCCGTATCAAGTCTTACCCAATCAAGGGTACAAAGATAAAGCTGCGCTGCGCATATTTTGCTGCGCCCTTATTGGTTGCCTTTGCTGAGCAGTTCCATGAATTGATCGAGCCGATCGATGGCGGTACGTTAGACGATTGGGGCTACGCGTACAGAGATGTTAGAGGCGTACCGGGCAAGTTAAGTAACCACGCATCGGGTACGGCGATCGATCTAAACGCGACTAAGCAT